GGCGTCACGCCCAGGAACTCGGCTGCCAGGTCGAGGTTCTTCCCGCGCGGCTCCGATTCCCCTGCCACCCACTTCTGGACGGCCTGCGGGCTCACGCCGATATAGCGCGCCATTTCTGACTGGTTGCCGCCGTTCTTATCGGCCAGGAGCTTCTCGATTCTAGTTGCCATAGTTTCCATTCGACCATCTTACAAGCAACCGTTGTAGATAGCACTGCAAAAATAAGTTGTAATAGCTCGCCTATTGTTGTAACCTAGAGTTGTAACCAACGACTAGAACCTAAGACTATGGAAACCGGAATCGCAAAAGCAATTCGCCTCGCTGGAAGCCAGACCGCTCTCGGCAACCTGCTCAAGCTCACGCCCCAGGCAATCCAGAAATGGGCGGCCCAAGGCGTGGTCCCTGGCGAACGCTGCCGCGAAGTCGAGTCTGTTCTCGAAGGCCAGGTTACCCGGTACGAGCTGAACCCATCCGTGTTCGGCGAACCACCCCACCCGCAGTAATCCCAACGCAACAGCACCACCCACCTCGTAACCCGCACCACCAAGGAGAACACCATGTTTCACGCAGCCATTGACGACGACACCCGCATCCACCGCGTGGAAGTCCTCGTCAGCACGATGGAAAAGAGCAAAGCCAAGGAAGTGGCCGCGGCTGCCGGTCTCGGGCTTTCGGCCTGGTTCCGCACCCTCGGCAACGAAGCAGTCCGTCGCCATGGTAGCGGCCCAACGCCGAGCAAGGAATCCCGACATTGTCCGGGTCGCGGTCGCCCAGCAGCACGGGCGCGCGGCGTGGCAACGGGTCGGAGGCATCTTTGATTGTGGCTTCCGGCTTTGTGCCAGGAGACAGGCGAAAAAATAGCCCGGTGTGGAGCCGGGCCATGAAAGGAATTAAACGTGAACGAATTATCACCTGAAAACCACGCAGCGACAAAGGTTATCGCAACAGCGTGCAACTGGGTCGACAGCCGTCGTGCAGTCCAGGCGGCGCCGCAAGACCAGAAAGCGCGTGAAGCCGGTCGCCTGCGCAAGAGTGGCGACGAACTGGCTCAGGCTGTCGAGAAGTTCCGCAAGGCGGGGCAGCCATGACGGACCAGATCGTCTCCCGCTCAATGATGTTCGACCGCGGCGTCGCTGCCTTCCTGCGCGGCGCCGGTCGTGAGGACCACGGCATGAACATCGGCGCGCCCGGCATCGCTGACTGGCAAGCCGGGTTCGATGACACCGCCAAGCGGTGGTATGCAGCCATGCAGCCGCAGGCGCAGGCCGTGAAGGTGTCGCCGCCATGACCACCAACATCCTCTCCCCCAACTGGACGGGCGAAACTGCCGCGCCCATCAATCCTGACACCATCTGCATCAAGGCCGTCCAGGCGCCAGTGTTCGGCGAATGCGACGGTTGCCTCTTCATCGGCCAGCGCGCCAGCGTCTGCAAGCGCGCCAACCGCATCGCTGTCGAAGCCGGCGATCCTGACTGCGACCAGGTGCTGGGCGCGCCGCGCCGCACCGTCATCTACGTGCTCGACAAGACCGATCCGCGCCAGCTGCCGCTGATCGAGAAGGGGCACTGACATGGCCCGCGCACGCAACATCAAGCCGGGCTTCTTCACCAACGAAGAGCTGGTCGAACTCCCCTTCCATACCCGACTGCTGTTCATTGGCCTGTGGACCCTGGCTGACCGCGAAGGCCGCCTGGAAGACAAGCCGAAGCGCATCAAGATGAACCTGTTCCCGGCCGACAGCATCGACGTCGACGCGTCGCTGGTCGAGCTGGAAGCATCGGGGTTCCTCAAGCGCTACGAAGTCGACGGAGCACGATATATCCAGGTGCTCGCATTCAGGAAGCACCAGAATCCCCACAGGGATGAGAAGCCGTCTTCGATACCGGGAATGGATGAGCACTGTGCAAGCACTGTGCAAGCACCATGCGAACACAGTGCTAATCGGGCTGATTCTCCGATTCCTGATTCCCTTAACCTGAAACCTGAACCGGTTTCTGCACACAGCGCTTCTACTCAACCGGAGTTGGGCGCGAACGAGCACGAGCCGCGCGCTGAACCCACCCCGGCAACGCAGCTGAGCATCGCTTTCAACGCTGCTGGTATTCGCACCCAGCCTGCCGATCCTCGACTGATCGCTCTTGCCGACCAGGGCATCACCCCGCAGACCGTCACCGCCGCTTGTGCCGAGGCCCGCGCTGCCAAGCCGAACGAAAGCATCGGCTTGGGCTACGTGGTCGCCATCCTGCAGCGCTGGGCCGCCGATGCTGCACGCGTCAACGCTGGCGGCGCCGCACAGCCGCGCGCATCGCCGAGCTACCAGACCGCGAACGACAAAGCCAAAGCCTGGGCCGACAGCCTCACCGGAAAGAACCGAAGCCATGAACCTGACCACCGCATCATCGACATCAACGACGCCCCTGCCCGCAAGCTGGGTTGAAAAGCTGCTGCACAAGATGCTGCTCAGCTATGGCAAGAAGTTCACCGACCAGTGGGGCGCCACCAGTACCGACGAGCTGGTCGAGCACTGGGGCCAGGAGCTGGCCGGCTACCAGCCGATCGAGATCGCGCGCGGCCTGAAATCGCTCGAGACCCGCGACTGGCCGCCTACCCTGCCCGAGTTCAAGAAGCTGTGCCGCGCCCCTGTCGACGCGATGAAGGCGTACTACGAGGCCGTGGCCGGCACACAGGCGCGCGCCGCCGGCGAGTACGGCAAGTGGTCGCACCCGGCGATTTACTGGGCCGCCATGCCTCTATCGTTCGACCTGGGCAACCAGACGTACAGCCAGATCAAACCGCGCTGGGAAGCGGCGCTGAATGCGCAGATGGAAGCCGGCGAATGGGCTGAGATTCCCCAGCCGATGGTCGCGCTGCCAGCGCCGGGCAAGACTCAGCTGACCCGTGCGGAAGCGGCGCAGCGCCTTCGCCAGCTCGGCGCCGCCACTGTCGTCAAAGACGGCGCCGGCCGCGACGCGAAGCGCTGGGCCAAGTCGATCCTGGAGCGCCTGGCGCGCGGCGACAAAACGCTAATGCCGATCCAGGTGCAGTTCGCCCAGCAGGCGATGGGCGCCGAATTATGACGGCCCAGCACGACCCCTGCGCCTTCTGCGCGAACTTCACCCTGGGCCGCGCCAACCTGCCCGCCGGCCACGGCTGGTGCACAGCCTGGGAGCAGGCCAAGCCCTGGAACGGCCAGATCGGCGTGCTGTTCAAGGAAGCGAAGGACCGGGCGCCGAGGGCGCGGTATGTGGCGCAGCAGCAGGCCAAGGAAGCGAGCCCGGCATGAAGCGCTCCGCCCTCGTTCGCAAGACGCCGATGCGCCGCACCAGCATGACCCCGGCCGCCGGCGCCGGCCTGCTGCGCGTCGCCGCGGTGCAGCGCAAGGCCCGCAAGCCGATGAAGAAATCGCGTGCCAAGTCGACGCCAGCCCGGCGCGCCGCGCGCGGCCGCGACTGCACGCTGATGATTCCCGGCGTCTGCAACCGCGACCCGGCCACCACCGTGCTGTGCCACTCCAACCGCCTGGCCGACGGCAAGGGCATGGGCCTGAAAGCGCCGGACAGCGCCGCGTGTTTCGGGTGCTCAGATTGTCACGACGTACTCGACGGGCGCCGGCCGCTGCCGGGCTGGCTGACGCGCGAGCAGCTGGAAGACACGTTCGACCGCGCCACCGCCATCACTCAGGAACAACTGAAACAGGAAGGAATCACCGCATGAACGTCGTGTTCAACATCCCCGGCCAGCCGGTGCCGAAGGGCCGCCCGAAATTCGCGCGGCGCGGCGCGCACGTGTCTACCTACACGCCCGCCAAGACCGCCAGCTACGAGAACCTCGTCAAGATGGCTGCCACCCAGGCCATGGCCGGCGCCGAGCCGAACGCCGGCCCGGTGGCGCTCACGCTGACGCTCAACCTGCAGATCCCGGCCAGCTGGTCGAACAAGCGCCGCGCGCTGGCCGCCGCTGGCTCGATCGCGGCCACGAAGAAGCCCGACGCTGACAACGTCCTGAAGGGCATCAAGGACGGATGCAACGGCATCGTGTGGCGCGACGATGCCCAGGTGGTGCGCATCCACATCGAGAAGCGGTATTCGGAGACGCCGGGCGCGCTGGTGAAGGTGATGACGGCTGGTGGGGAGGCTGCATGAAACGCCAACCGAATTCCGTCTCGCGCACGATCGCCGCCCGGCGCGCCGACCAAGTCCGCGCCGACATACTGGCCGAGCTGGCGAACGGCCCACGCACCACGCGCGCGCTGTACGAGCACCTGAAGCTGGAGCGCGACGAGGTGTACCGCCTGTTGACGCAGATGCAGGCCGGCGGCGCCGTCCAAAGCCACACCGACCGCCGCAAGGGCGATAACGGCGAGATCATCGGCGCCACGTGGGCGCTGACCGGCCAGCCGCTGCCGCCGCGCCCACCACGGTTACTCCGGCCGAGGAAGCCGCAGGCACCGCCGCCGCCCTTTGTCATTCCCGCACCAGACCCACTGCTGGCAGCGCTGTTCGGGAGCCGCCCATGACGGACCAGGAAAAGCGCGACATCGGCCTGCGCCTGGAGAACTGGGGCCGCGTCTACCGCCCGGGCCGCACGATCGGCGTCAGCCCAACCGGTGCTTACTGCGACCAGCTCGAGCGAGAAGCCAACGGGGAGAAAGCATCCGGCGAGCGCCGCAAGCTGGACGAAACCGACGCCGCCGCGCTGGAGCGGAACATGCGCCTGCTATCGTACAAGGACCGCACCCTGCTCAAGCTGTGCTACGTCGACCAGGCCCAGCCCCATGAGGTCTGCCGCAAGCTGTCGATTGCGCACCGGCCGATGACCGTCTTCGTTGACCACTTCCGCCGGGCGCAGGCTACAATCGAAGCTCTGGTGAACACGGATAAAGGGATCGAACGGTGAGCGACAGCTTCAAGAAGGGCGAATGGGCCGGCGACCATTGGAGCCCGAGCGACGATGACGACGAGCTGCCGGCGGCGCCGCGCGGGGCAGACCTCTCGCCGGAGGATCACGAACTGTTGGTGATGGCGGCGCGCGCATTCGGCGCCGATTTCGTCGAGGTCGAGGGCGAAGGATACGGCAACCTGAACTTTCCAGATGGCTCAGTCATCCCATCCTGGAACCCGCTGCTGTTCAGTGGCGACAGCTTCGATCTGGGCGTGAGGCTGAATCTCTTTGATGAGAACGCAGATTTCACGTACAAGCTGGCCGAAGAGATCGGGCGCATCGAAGACGGCCAGGACCGAGTGCCGGCAGCGCGCCGCGCATTGGTGCGGACTGCTGCGGAAATCACACGCGCCAGAAAGTTTCTGAACGATATTTCTTGACTGCCGGAAATCTCAGCGGTACATTCCAAGCTACAACTTAATTCCGTCCAGCAAGCGACGCGTATGTTCCCGCATGGGAGCTTTCGCACGTCTGGAGAAAAGCCCGCGCCGAGAGGTAGCGGGCTTTTTGCGTTTAAAAGTGACTATTTTTTAAGCATCTTCAATATATCGCTCGTCACCTTATCAGCGAATTTCCTACCGATGTCGTCCACCGACTGAGGCTTGCCACATCGACTGCATCTACCGGGGGTATTTGCCCGAGCTGGCCTGTCATGTACAAGCTGCGAATTGCCGCAGGAGCAGCGGCCAGGGATTGAGTAGAGCTTGGAAGCCATGGTGTCCTTTCAGTTTCGTTGTTGAAGTGTTTTCATACTATCGTTAACTCATGCATAAAAGTTAACATTGTTGTCATAAGGCTACTGAGCAATGCGAAGTATGTTTGACGGTAGTTGCACCACCGAAGCGCAGCGCGTCGGCACCGCTGCACCGCCCCACCAGCTGTGGCACGCCACGGGAAACACCCTGCCTCATGGGAGCTTCGCGCCTGACTGGCGTAACCAGTCACCACACGCAATTCGATCCAGACATCGTTCTCGGTCGCCTTCCGTGTGGTGGACGCCCGCTCAACCCTTCGTCCGCCGTGCGCGGCATTCGCGGGGCTGTCCACCCTCCCCTGTCTCCTGCTCCCCGCTTACCCATCGGGGAGACTTCGCCCGGCCACGTGCCGGGCTTTTTTATTCGGTCAGCGAACGACGAAATCGAGTTCGCGGCCCAGCGCGGCGAACGCGGCCGCCAGGCGGTCCACCTTCGTTGCGTGCTGAAGGTCTACCAGGCGCGTGCCTTCCTGCTTCGATACGCCAATGCGCCGCGCCACCTCGGATGGGCCGACGTTCTGCGCGAGCATTTCGTTGAGCAGCAGAACCTTCGCTGACGCGCTCAACGGGAGTTCGATAAGCCGCTCGCCCTCTTGCGCAACGGATGGGAGCGGCACTGGTCGCCGATCCTCGAAATAGAAGTCCATCGCCGTAAGCAGCGCGTCCGCGGCCATGTCGAGTGCTTCGGCCTCATCATCGCCCTGGGTGATCGCCTCCGGGATGTCGCGGAACGTAACGACGAATCCGCCTTCTTCGGCGGTCTCAAAAGTTGCTGGGTATTTCATATGCCCTCCATGGCTTCAATGCTTCAGGTGCAGCGCAGTGTGTGGGGCAAGCCCCTTTCGGGGCCTGCCTCACTTGAGTTTTAGTTTCTTCTTCACTCCCTCAACAAGGGGTTGTTTCAACTCCTTGCTGGGGTGCCTCGGTAGCATGCTGTGTTCGCCGTTCAGGTAGACCATCAAGTGTTTCTTACCGTCCTTGAAAGTCGCTCCCTGTCGAGCCAGCCACCGTACAAACTCACTCTGCTTCACTGCACCTCCTTGTTTTGTTGTCGATGTATGTATAGTACACAAGAATGTAGACACGGTCAACATAAATGTAGACCGCACCGGAATATTTATTTATGAGCGACAAACCAGCCAAGACCCGCAAGAAGGCGGCGCCGGCTGAGGCCGGGTCGCCAGCACAGCCCGCCCCGCGTGGGCGACCGAGCACGTTCAGCCAGGAAGTGGCCGACGAGATCATCACCAGGCTGTCGAAAGGCGAGCCGCTCGAAAAGATTTGTCGGGATGACCACATGCCGCCAGTCCGGACGGTGAACCACTGGAAGGAAGCGAGCGCGGCATTTATGGCCGACATCGCGCACGCACGCGAGGCTGGCTTCGACGCACTGGCGGCCGAGTGCCTGGACATCGCCGACGAAACAGCCTTCGACACGATCATCGGCGAGAACGGCGACAAGCCGAACACCGAGTGGATCAGCCGCTCGAAGCTACGCATCGAAACCCGCCTGAAGCTGCTGAGCAAATGGGATCCGAAGCGCTACGGTGACAAGGTCACCAACGAAATCACCGGCGCAAATGGCGGCCCTGTCGAATTCACCGGCATCACACGCCGGATCGTGAAAGCAAATGAGTGAACTGATCATCAATACGCCGGCCGTGTTCGAGCCGCTGCTGGCGCCTGCGCGCTATAAGGGCGCGCACGGTGGCCGCGGCTCGGGCAAGTCGCACTTCTTTGGCGAAATGCTGATTGAGGACTGCATACGCGAGCCGATCAGCGCTGTGTGCCTGCGTGAGGTGCAGAAGTCGCTGAAATTCTCGGTCAAGCGCCTGCTGGAAGCGAAGATCGAGTCGATGAACGCGGGCCTGTACTTCGAAGTGCAGAACGAGCAGATCAAGACCCGCAACGGCGGCGTGATCATCTTCCAGGGTATGCAAGACCACACGGCCGACTCGATCAAGTCGCTGGAGGGCTTCAAGCGCGCATGGGTCGAGGAAGCGCAGTCGCTTTCCCAGCGCTCGCTCGACCTGTTGCGCCCTACCATCCGCGCGCCAGGCAGTGAAATCTGGTTCAGCTGGAACCCGCGCTTTGCCACGGATCCTGTCGACCAACTGCTGCGCGGCGAGACGCTGCCGCCGAATGCGACGGTGGTTGAAGCTAACTTCATGGATAACCCCTGGTGTCCGCAGGAACTGCTGGAAGAAATGGCATTCGACCGCGCGCGCGACCCCGAGAAGTACGCGCACATCTGGCTCGGCCGCTACCAGATGAACAGCGAAGCGCGCGTGTTCCGCAACTGGACAGTCGAAGAGTTCGAACGCCCGCCCGGCACCGTTCACCGCCTGGGCGCCGACTGGGGCTTCGCGGTCGACCCGAGCGTGCTGGTGCGCTGCGACATTGAAGGCCGGCGCCTGTACATCGACTACGAAGCACACGTGGTGGGCTGCGAGATCGACCAGCTGCCCGATCTGTTCGACCGCGTGCCGGACAGCCGTAAGTGGTTCATCACCGCCGACAGTTCGCGCCCCGAGACGATTAGCTACATGCGCAAGCACGGCTTCCCGAAGATCAACGCCGCCATCAAGGGCGCGCGCTCCGTCGAAGAAGGCGTCGAGTTCCTCAAGACGTTCGACATCGTGGTGCACCCGCGCTGCGTCGAGACGATCAACGAGCTGACGCTGTACAGCTACAAGGTCGACCCGTTGACGGACCTGGTGCTGCCGGTCCTGGCCGACAAAGACAACCACGTGATCGACGCGCTGCGATACGCCTGCGAAGGCGCGCGCAAGGCGACGAAACCCACACCACAACGCCCACGCCCTGCCGCCGCTCCTGGAGGCTGGATGGGTTGACGAGATACCCACATGGCTGACAAGAAAGACGACGACCTCCACGCCGAGGGCATCAAGATTTACGACTACGCGGTCGAGCGCGACAGCCACAACCGCGAGCGCTACGCCGAAGACATCCGGTTCGCGCGCCTGGGCGAGCAGTGGCCCGAGGAAATCCGCAAGCAGCGCGAGAGCGAAGGCCGGCCGTGCCTGACGCTGAACCGCATGGCTGCCTTCATCCGCCAGGTGGTCAACGACGCACGCCAGAACAAGCCGGCGATCAAGTTCCACGCGGTGGGCGATGGCGCCGACGAGTGGACGGCCAAGGTGCAGGACGGCCTGGTGCGCAACATCGAATACTCGAGCAACGCTGACGTGGCCTACGACACGGCTATCGACAACGCGGTCTCGGGCAACGTCGGGTACATCCGCATCACGACCGACTACGCCGCCGACGACGTGTTCGACCAGGACATCCGCATCGAGCGCATCGCCAACAGCTTGTCGGTGGTTCCAGATGCGTACTGTTTCGACGCCGACTCGGCCAACTGGAACGACGCGTTCGTGACCGAGGATTATTCGGTGGATGCGTTCAAAGCCAAATGGCCAAAGGCCGACACCGCCAGTTTCGAAGGCGATAGCCGCGGCGACATGGCATCCGGCTGGATGACCGACGACGGCCTGGTGCGCGTCGCCGAGTGGTGGAAGCGCCGCGAGGTGCCGGCCACCATCGTGAAGCTGTCGAACGGCATGATCGTGCCGGCAGAGAAGCTGGAGGACGAAGAGTTCGCCGCGCTGCTGGAGGCGCAGGGCATCACCGAGGTGGCCCGCCGCGAAACCCGCACCATGAAGGTCACGCAGCACCTGATGAACGGCTGCGAGATTCTGGAAACGAACGAATGGGCCGGGAAGTACATCCCGATCGTGCCGGTGTATGGCGACGAGGTCATCATCGACGGCCGCCGCCACCTGTTTTCGATGATCCATGCCGCGAAGGACGCGCAGCGCAACTACAACTACTGGTCGACCACGTCGACGGAAGTGGCCGCGCTGGCGCCAAAAGCGCCTTGGATCGCGCCGGTAGGCTCGTTCGCTACTGACCCGAACTGGGCAACGGCGAATACCACGAACCATCCATACCTGGAATACGACGTTGTCGACGGCAGTATGCCGCCGCAGCGCACGCCGTTCGCCGGCCCTGACGCCGCAGCGATGCAGGAAACAGGCAAGGCCGCCGACGACATGAAGTCGATCATGGGCCTTTACGACGCCAGCATGGGCGCCCAAGGCAATGAAACGAGCGGCCGGGCCATCCTGGCGCGCCAGCGCGAAGGCGACACCAGCACGTTCAACTTCACCGACAACCTGTCGCGCGGCATCCGCCACGCCGGCCGCATCATGGCCGACCTGATCCCCAAGGTGTACACGGTGGCGCGCGTGATCCGCACCATCCAGGAAGACGGCAGCAACCGCGACGTGAAGGTGAACCAGCCAACCGAGCCGCTGCCCGAGGAAGCGAAGGACCAGCAGGAGCAGATGGTGGGCATCACGCGCATCTATGACCTGACCAGCGGCAAATACGACGTGACGTGCGAGAGCGGCCCGAGCTTCAACACCCGACGCCAGGAAGCGGCCATGCAGATGACCGAGTTCATGCGCGCTGTGCCTGGCGCTGGCCAGTTGATGGGCGACCTGCTGGCCAAGAATCTGGACTGGCCAGGCGCGGACGAGATCGCCGAGCGTCTCAAGCTGCTATTGCCGCCGCAAGCTCAGGGCCAGAACCCGCAGTTGATGCAGGCGCAGCAGGTCATCCAGCAGCTGCAGCAGGCTATGGCGCAGATGCAGCAGCAGCTGCAGGCCACCGAGCAGGACAAGAGCGCGGACGCCCAGAAGCTGCGCATCGACTCTTACAAGGCCGAGACCGATCGTCTCAAGGCGCTGGGGGTGACGATGCTGCCCGAAGTGGCCGCCTCGATGGGCCTGCAAGTGGCGCAGTCGGCCCAGCAGGCGCTGTCGTCGCCAGACCTGGACGGCCAGCAACAGCCTGCGCCGCAGCCGCAACCCGAGCAACCGCAACCCGCGATGCCGCCGCCCGACATGGGCGGTGCAATTCAACAGTGAAGGTGAATATGTTCTTCGAAATTCTTTCTCGCAGCATTCTCGCCCGACTGGCCCTGATCGCTTTCGGGTGCCTGCTCGGCTATGCCACGCCGTCGGCCTATGCCGGTCCGCACAGCATCGTGTTCACGCAGAAGAACGAGGCGAACACAGGCAACGTCCTGTACACGCCGCAGCAGCCGCCGGTCGATTCTGTGGTGTACTTCAACACGACGACCAACCGCGCTAGTTACCTGACGCTCGGGCCCGGGCTGATGATCGACGGCGCCATGCTGCGCGCCTCGGTGCCGGAAGGTCCGGTCGGGCCGCAGGGCGCGCCCGGTCAGGATGGCGCTGATGGTGCGCCTGGCCCGACTGGCGCCACCGGCGCACCGGGCCTCGATGGCGTTGGGATACCTGGCGCCGCTGGCAAGGACGGCATCAACGGCGTAGACGGCGCGCCAGGCGCAACCGGGCCGCAAGGCATCCAAGGCATCCAGGGCATTCCAGGCCCGGCCGGCACGCCCGCGCCCACGTTCAGCTTCGGCCTGCCCGCTGCGCGCACGTTGGCGCTCACCACGCCCTACCAGGCGACGAACCCGGCCAAGCCAGCGATCGTAACGGTCAGCCCATCGTGCACCGCGTCGCTGACCCTGGCCGGCGGCAGCACATGCTCGATGCAGGTTCGCATCGGCGTCGCACCGCTCACGTGCACCAGCGGCACGGTCGTGGCCACCTGGACGAACGGAAACACCGGCGCCCTGTCGGTCGGCCTGGCGCTGAGCCAAACCGTTGGCGCGCCCTATGGCATCAATCTTCCCACCGGCGCGAGCTTCATCCTGTGTCCGACCGCCGGCACCTTCACCGTGACCGCCGCCGAGCAGATCGCAGGTTAATCAACCGCGGCTTCGGCCGCATCACTGGAGCTTTACCACATGGACGAACTGGAACAATCGGCAGAACTGCCGAATTCCGACGCCGCGCACGATGCCGCCGCCGAGGATCACACCCAGGCAGCGGAACAACACGACGCCCAAGCCGACGAGGTCTCGCAAGAGGAAGCCGAAGAGGACGAGGAAATCGAAATCGGCGGCAAGAAGGTCGCCATGCCGAAGAGCATCGCCGCCGAGATCAAAGCCGGCACGATGCGCAATGCGGACTACACGCAAAAGACCCAGGCGGTGGCCGAGGAACGCAAGGCCGTCGAGACCGAGCGCGCCCGGGTGCGTGAAGAAGCGCAGCAGCAACAGCAGTACATCAAGGAAATCGCCAAGGTTCACGCCCTGGACGACGAACTTGCGAAGTTCAAGGACATCGATTGGGACGGCCTAAGCGATACCGACCCTGTCTCCGTCCAGAAGCTTCAAATCCGGTTGCAGACGCTCCAAAGCGAGCGCCATGCAGCTGTGCAAGCAGTCACGCAGAAACAGAACGAGCATGCACTGGTTGAGCAGCAGGCAACTGCCAAGCAACTCCAGGACGCGGAAGCGTATGTGCAGCGTGAAATCCCGGGCTGGACCCCTGAGCGCGCAGGTGCGCTCAATGAATACGCCTCGAAATTGGGCGTCAAGATGGACCAGGCAACGGCGCGCACGATCGTGCAAAACCCTGCCTTCCTCCTGATGATGGACAAGGCCGAGAAATTCGACCAGCTCGTGGCAAAGCAGTCTGCAAAGCCAAAGGTGCCGCCCCCACCGCCAGCCCCGGTAACCCGCGTAGGTGCGAACCGGGCAAGCGCCAAGGTCGACCCGGCGAAGCTGCCCGTTGATGACTGGATGACCCAGCGCAACAAGCAGGTTCGCGGCCGATAAGCCACCACATCCTCTTTCACTGACCCGCTTCGGCGGGTTTTTTCATTCTTGGAGTAACAAATGCCTAACGCACTGCTCACCCCGCAGATCATCACCCGCGAAGCCCTGCGCGTGCTGCACCAGAAAGCCAATTTCATCGGCTCGATCAACCGCCAGTACGACTCGCGCTTCGCGAAATCGGGCGCCAAGATCGGCTCGTCGCTGGACATTCGCCTGCCGAACGAATATGTCGTCCGCACGGGCGCCGTCATGGTGCCGCAGGACACCGTCGAACAGAAAACGCAGCTGCAAGTCACCACCCAGAAGGGTGTCGATCTCGCGTTCACCGCTGTCGATCTGACCATGTCGCTCGACGACTTCAGCTCGCGCATCATCGAGCCGGCTGTTTCGGTGCTGGCTGCCAACATCGAGGCAGACGCCCTGTCGATGGCGAACGACGTCTACAACGTCGTGAATAACATCGGCCAGACGCTGAATATGCGCCAGATGCTGCTGGCAAAAAAGCGCCTGACCGACAGCCTGGCGCCGAGCGGCACCCGCAACCTGCTGATGAACACCCAGGATACCGTCGATGCGATCGACAACCTGAAAGGGCTGTTCCAGGACTCGACGCAGATCGCCAAGCAGTACCGCGAAGGCGTGCTGGGAACCACCGCCGGCTTCGGTGACATCATGGAAAACACCATCCTGGGCGGTACTGTCACCGGCAGCGCTGCGGCAGCTACCGGCTACACCGTTTCGGGCGCTGGCCAGACCGGCACCGCGTTGGCGATCACCGGCGGCACCGCCACCTTCAAGAAGGGCGACGTGATCACCCTGGGCGTGAACCGCGTGCACCCGGAAACGAAGGCCGACACCGGCGACCTGCAGACCTTCGTGGTCACCGCAGACTTCGCGGGTGGCGCTGGCTCGCTGCAGATCGCTCCCGCCATCGTTGCCACAGGCGCCCGCAAGAACGTCGTGGTATCCCCTGCATCTGGCACCCCAATCGCCAAGATCGGCGGCGCCAGCGCGGTGTACCGCCCTTCCCTGGCATACCAGAAGGATGCGTTCACCTTCGCCACCGCCGACCTGGTGATGCCTGACGGCGTGGACTGGAAGGCGCGCGAAACCTTCGACGGCATTTCGATGCGCATGGTCCGCCAGTACAACATCGGCGACGACACCTTCCCGTGCCGCCTCGACGTGCTTTATGGGTATAAGACCCTGCGCGCGCAACTGGCTGCCCGCATCCTGTCGAACTGATCGACGCCAACCCACAGAAGCCCTGCCCTCACCGGTGGGGCTTTTTTCATGGAGTAGCACATGGAATTCCAGGAATACCCGAAGGCGCTGTACCTGGCCGGCCAGCAGCTGGTCGTCGAGGACAGCGAGCAGGAAGAAGCGGCGCGCGCCGATGGCTACGACGACTGGCACGCGGACCACGCGCGCAGCGAAGGCGCCGACGAGCAGCCGGCTGAGCTCGACCGCGACGCGCTGAAGGCGCGCGCCACCGAGCTGGGCATCACCTTCGCCAACAACATCAAGACCGAGAAGCTGGCCGACCTGGTCGCAGCTGCTGAGCAGAACTAACCCTGGCGCCTGAGCGCCGATCCATCAATTCAACCCGCATGGGCCAGCAATGATCAAATTCGACCGCGCCGCCGGCAACCAGTCCATCAGCACGTCGGATAGCGCCTTGCTGACGTTCCCGAATGGCGACTGGCTGCTGGCCTTCATCACCGGCTTCGACGGCACTGTAACCGGCAACGTCACGCAATACCTGTTCTCATCCGGGGCCTTCGCAGCTGCCGGCTCGCTGAACGTCGTGTTCTATGGCGCCGGCGTGTCCGGCACCACCCTGCAAGGCCGCATCGCCGTCTACGCCGACACCCTAGCGAACGCGAACGCGCCGGCCCTGTTGAGCGCGTCGCAGTTCTCAGGCGGCCGCTACGCCTTCTTCCTCCAGCGCAGCGGTGGCACGGTCACGCTGTACAGCTGCCCGGTCCTGAGCACGGCGCCGATCGACGGCAGCGCGGTCGTGACCGAGGCGAGCACCAGCAGCAATTCGGCGATCCTCAAGGCACTGGACGGCAGCGGCTTTATGTTCGGCTCGCGCGTCGACAACACGACCGACCGCAAGAGCGACCAATCGGTGTCGCGGATGCTGCGCATGGATCGCACCTACTCCACATTCGAGATGGCGCAGACCGCCGCCGGCAAGGAGCCGGTAGACCTGGGCTACACGCCGGTGCTGTACGTGCGCGCCAGCAGCATCAGCGACATCACCGATCGCGGCCCGAACGCGTTCCCGTTCACGCTGGCCGGCACTCCGACCACCAGCCCGGAGCCGTCGTTCGCCCCAGCATCCGGCACTGGCGAGCCAGCAGCGAATGCCATCACTGTAAGCAGCGCGCAATCCCTGATCATCGGCCCATCGGCCGGCAACAGCGCCATGGTGACCTTCACTGGCGCCCTGGGCGGCACGCAGCCAACCTCGGTCGAGGTGCGCATGATCGCGCCGGACGGCACACTTGGCAACTGGGTGGCCCTGCAGTCGGCGACGATCGGGGCGTCTGCCTACACCGGCGTGCGGGCGGTGCCAGACGGCGGCCCTTTCACCTTCCAGGCTCGATCCAAGAGCGGCGCCACCGTCCTGGCGGAAAGCCAGCCATCGACAGCGAAAGTCCTGGTCGGCGGCGTGTGGGGCAACGCCGGCTCGTCCAGCTCCGACTACCTGTTCACCGACAAGAGCGGCACCGGCTTCACTGTGGCGCCGAACACGGCCGTGATCAGCGGCGCCACGCCGACCGCGTCAGCAATGAGCACGACCGGCGCCGCAACGCGCATGGCGAGCGAGTTGGCGGCGAAGGCGGGCAAGCCGATCATCTGGCTGTCGTATGGCATCGCCGGCACCACGCTGCGCACGTGGCTGGACCCGAACACCACGCAGCGCAAGAACCTGGCCGCGGCCATCGCCGCAATGAAGGGGCAATTGGACGGTCTCTACATCACAGTCGGCGCGAACGACGCCGCCAACGGCTGGATCACCTCGAGTGCCGCCCACCTGGCGGACATGCAAAAGCTTGTCGACGACCTACGCGCGCTGACCACGCGGCCGACCGACCTGCCGATCGTGTGGGTAGGGTCGCCGCCTCGCCCTGGCCTGCCGGTGGTTCAGGCCGAGCGGATGCGCCAGGCCGAAAGCCAGATCGGCAATTACCCTGGCGTCGTGTACGTCCAGGCGCTGCAGTTCGCGACCGCAAGCGACAACGTCCACCTGTCGCCGTCTCTAGACGGCTATGCCGCCTGCGGCACGATGGCGATGTACCAGGCCGGGCGTTTCGTCTATGGCGGCGAAGACCCGAAGAAGGTGCGCGGCCCGTCTATTGCAAGTATCAGCTACACCAGCTCGAAGGCGCGCGTAGCGATTACAACGCGCGACGGCAGTGACTTCAGCCCGGCAGCCCCGGGTGGCTTCACGGTCCAGAACAAGCAGGCCGATGGCAGCTACGTGACGCTGACCGGGATCGTTGCGCAGCGGGTCAATGCCGGCCTGATCGAGATCGAGTGCGGGGTTACGCTCAACGCGCCGATCATCAAGTATCTGGCCGGCTCGGCGCCGAACATGGCCAACGCTGTTTTCAGCAACGGCGTGCTGCCGCTGCCGATGACCGTCGAGAACGAAATGGTGGCGGTTGCCTCAAGCGCTGTACCGGTCCCTGATCCGGAGCCAGATCCTGATCCTGGGACTGATCCCGACCCAGAACCCGAGCCGGAGCCCGAACCCGACCCAGGAGTTCCAGACGAGCGCAACTACGCCTGGCTGCAGGCCGAGGTGGTCGACTGGCTGCGCCGCAAAGACATGGCGCCGCGCGTGCCGAAGTTCATCACGATGGCCGAAGCGCGCATCAACCGCATCGTGCAGGCGCGCGGCATGGAAGTCGAGACGACCTTGGCCTTTCAGCCTGGCGTTGGCGCTGTGCGGCTGCCGGTCGGATTCGACACGCCGATTGCGGCCTGGGAAGTGGTCGGCGATGGCCGGCGCGACCTGTCGCCGGTGGTGCCCGAGCAGCTTTCCGGCACCACGCAGCGCGGCTGCCCAACGTACTGGGCGGTGTCCGGCGCTTACCTGGCGCTCGATCGTCCTGCCGACGTGACGCGGCGCGTGGCCCTGCGCTACCGCGGCCTGCTGCGCCTGTCCGCCGCCGCGCCGAACAACAGCGTGCTGACGAAGTATCCCGACGTCTACCTGTACGGCGCCCTGATGGAAGCGGCGATGTTCATCCGCGACCAGGAGGCGCTTGCGATGTGGGCGTCGATGTTCGACAGCGCGATGAAGGAACTCAACCGCAACGAAAGCCGCGCGCGCGCCATTGCGCCGCTACGCACTGAACTGGCCGGCCTGCTCGGGCGCGGCTGATACAGGCAACCATAGGAACAGCCATGTCACTCGAAGCAGCAAATCACATCTCGCAGCTGGTTGCGACCAACCCGGCGCCGGCCGACCCGAAAAGCCAGGGCGACGACCACATTCGCGGGATCAAGCGCACGCTGCTGAACGACCTGCAAGGGTTCGCCGGCGCGATCCTGATCGCCGGCGCCGACGGCGGCGTGACCAACGCTTACATGGTGACGCCCGCCAACCCGCTGGACATTTACAGCGTCCGGATGACGGTCGTGTTCTCGCCAGTGGTGCCGAACACCGGCGCCGCGACGATGAACATTTCGACCCTCGGGCCGGTGCCGCTGCGTAGCGTCAGCGGCGCGGAGCTGACGAACAACGACCTGGTGCCGGGCGCGATCTACGCGGCCATGTACACCGGCAGCGAGTTCCGCCTGACCGGCATCACGAAAAACTACGCCGATCAGCTGTCGTTCGTCACCACGCTGCCGCAGCAGGCCGGCAACGCTGGGAAGTTCGTGACCACGGACGGCACCAACGCGACCTGGGCGCCGGTCATCGGCAATTCGCTTTATCTCAACGCCAACTTCGGAGGCTACTAAATGCCAGCCAATATTCAACCAATTTTCCCAGCGGCGCCGGCCATCGGCATCGCTACGTTCACCGGCGCTACGGCGCTCACCTCGCGCGCCAACATCATCGGTACTACCGGCCTGACGCCGCTGACGCCGGTGTCCACGAACGGCAAGCGCGTCGACGCGATCACGGTCAAGGGCAAGGGAACGACCGTCACTTCGCTGGTCGGCATCTGGCTGTTCAACGGCACCACGTCGTTTCTTATCGATGAAATCCCGGTGTCGGCAGCCACGCCTGGCGGCGGCACCGAGTCGTTCACCGTGACGCGCCCGTACGCGAACCTGGTGCTGCCGCCGAACCACCAGCTGTTCGTGTCGCAGCAGGTGCAGACCGACGTGAACGTGCTCGCCTATGGCGGGGACTACTGATGTTCCCCGGCGTATTCCCTGCCCCTGCGCAGGCACAAATGCAGGTGTTCACCACCGGTGGCCAGTTCTTCCCGAAGCCTGGCGCCAAGATGTATTACGTCGAGGTGCTGGGCGCCGGCGGCGGCGGTGCCGGTGCTTCTGCGGGCGCGGGCAATGCTGGCGCTGGCGGCGGTGGTGGTGGCTCGTTTGCCTCCGGCCTGATTGATGCAAGTCGAGTTTCGGCCTCGGTGCAAGTATCAGTGGGCGCTGGCGGGCTCAGGGGGAACGGGTCAACTACTGGCTCGGGCCTATCCGGATCCAATGGAGGTACTTCGTCCTTTGGGCAGCTTCTCAGCGCTGGCGGCGGTGTAGGCGGTGGCGTATCCGCTGGAGGCGGCGGCGGATTTCAGTCATTCGGGATCGTCGCTGCGACTAGCCCTGCGCGTGGCCCGGATGGGGCGCCTGCCGGAGGCAATGCAGAAAATGGCGGCGGCGGCGGCGGGAATCCAGCGATCAATGGCGGAAGTTCTGGTCGTGGCGGCGCTGGTGGCGGTGGTGGTGGTACGGCAAACACATCCCCTGCTGGAGGCAACGGTGGGCGGCGAGGTTCCGGCACTTCCGGAGGAGGCGCAAGCGGAGCAAGCGCCGCTGGCGCTGCAGGGGGAGCTGGCTCAGATGACCCATTGCTTGCAGGCGGCGGCGGTGGTGGTGGCGGATCGAACACGACGACAGGCGGAGCCGGAGGAAATGGCTCCGTTGGATGCGGTGGCGGCGGTGGCGGCGCTGGCGTTGGAACTGGCGGCGCTGGCGGCTTCGGCGGCCGTGGCGAAGTTCGAATTTACTGGTGGTAGGAGAGCACATGCGTGCAGCACAGATCAACAACGACGGCGTGGTGGTGAACTTCGTCCTGGTGGGCGGCTTCGATGCTCAGTTCATCGACCCGGCCGGCGCCGACATTGGCTGGCGCTGGAACGGCGAACGGTTCGTGCAACCGGCGCTCGAGATCGAGCCGGGCCCGATGGTGCCGGCGCGCGTGCCGATGCTGAACGCGCACCTCGAGCTGATCGAGGCGGGCTGGATGCCGGCGGTGGATGCCTTCATCGAGGCGATGCCGGAACCTGACCGCTCGCTGGCGCAGGCCTGGCTGGCGCAGGCGCTGACCATGGCGCGCGACCATCCGCTGGTGCTGGCCATCCCGGCGGCGCTGGGCAAGACCGAAACCGAGGTCGACGAACTGTTCATCCGGGCGGGGGCGCGCGATGCCTAAATTGACCGTCCCCGCAGCTGGCGCCGCCGGCGTCGTCAAGGACGTGACGCAGGATAAGCTGCCGCTGGGCGCCTGGACTGATGCGAACAATATGCGGTTCCTCGACGGTTCGGCCCAGCAGTTCTTCGGCTACGGCCAGGTTTACGGCGCGGCATCAGCGGCGCCGCTGCACGTGCTGCAGCTGAACATCGGGCAGTCGGTCCACTGGCTATACGCTGGCGCGCAGCAGGTCTACGATGTGACGCTGGTCGCCGGCGCGCCGGTGCACACGAACCTGACGCGCCGCGCGAACGGCGCCGACCTGCCCTACAACGGCGCACCGAACCAGTGGACGAGCACGACGCTGTCGGGCGTGCCGATCCTGAACAACGGCGTCGACACGCCGCAACAGTGGAACCTGGACCCGGCCAGCCGCATGCAGCAGCTGGACAACTGGCCATCGAACACGCGCTGCAAGTCGATGCGCGCGTACAAGAACTTCTTGCTGGCGCTCGGCGTGTCCCGAAATGGCGTCGAGCTACCGTTCAACGTCATGTGGTCGAGCCCGGCAGACCCGGGCGGCGTGCCGACCAGCTGGGCGAACAACGATCCGACGTCAGAATCAGGCGACTACGACCTGGCCGAGGGCGGCGACTACATCGTCGACGGCCTGCAGCTGCGCGACAGCTTCATGATCTACAAGCAGCAGTCGGTGTGGCGCATGGACTTGATCGGCGGCCCGTATGTGTTCACCTTCCGCAAGGTGCTGGGCGTGTCGGGCGCGCTGAACCGCAACTGCATCGTCGAGATCGACGGCTTCCACGTGGTGCTGACCGCTTCCGACGTCGTGGTGCACGATGGCCAGTCGGCCACCTCCGTGCTCGACAAGGTGGCGCGCCGAACCCTGTTCCAAGACATGGACACCGCCTACACCGACCGCGCGTTCGTGTTCAAGAACCCGTACTTCAACGAAGTGTACGTCTGCTATGTGTCGATCGGCGGCACGGCGCCGGACAAGGCGATGGTGTGGAATTACGTCGACAAGACGGTCACCTACCGCAGCATCCCGAACCTGAACCACGCCAGCTTCGGCGCGGTGGAGAACTCGCTGGGCGACGCCTGGTCGTCCGACAGCGCCTCCTGGGAAAGCGACCTGACGCCATGGAACGGGCCCGACTTCACGCCCGGCACCGCGCGCGTGCTCGCGGCATCGGCCGACAGCAAGCTGCTGCTGCTCGATGCCTCGGCCTCGGCGGACGGCCAGTTCGCCCAGGCCTATCTCGAGCGGCGCGGCCTGGGCTTCGGCGAAGACGAGCGCATGAAACGCGTGGTGAACGTGCGGCCGCGCATCAAGGGCAGCCCGGGCGAGACCGTGATCGTGCGAGTCGGCGGCCACATGACCGACCCGGAGGCAGACCCGGAATACGACGTCGCCGTCGAGTTCGTCATCGGCGAGGACGTGGTGATCGACTGCATCGTCGAGTACCGCTACATCGCCATCCGGTTCGAGACTGGCACGGCGACGCAGTGGCGCCTGACCAGCTTCGACTACGACATTCAACTCGGGGGGAAATGGTGAAGCCGACAAGAGGCGCAATCCTGGGCTACATGCCCGAGCAGCCACCCGCAGACCTGCCGCCATCGGCCCGACGTTACCTCGACACCGAGCTGAACCGGATCGCCGCGGTGCTGCAGGCGCTGCTGACGGTGGTGCCATCGGGCGCAAGCCTGAGCCTGAGCCCGATGTCGGCGCCGCCGGGTTCGCCGGCGATGCCGATGATCGTCTACACCAACGGCACGACCTGGGACCCTGGCAGCGGCGAGGGCTATTACTACTTCAACAGCAATGGTGTGTGGACGCCCCTGGGCTGATCCGCCGCACGAAAGGAACATCATGGGATTTTTGAAAGACCTCGTCGGCATCGCCGCCCCGATTGCCGGTACCTTCCTTGGCGGCCCGATGGGCGGCGCCATTGGCGGCGCGCTCGGCGGCATGGTCAGCGGAAGCGGCCAGCCGAAGTCGCAGACCTCGACCACGCAGCAGCAGCTGGACCCGCGCATCAGCAATATGCTGTTCGGTAACGGCGGCGCCGATAAGGGCCTGCTGGCGCAGTACCAGGGCCTGCTGAACGCGCCGCAGTCGGATGCGTCGAAAGCGTGGGCCGGCGCGAATGCCGATTTTCTCACGCAGAATGGTGCCGGCGACCTGAGTGCGATCCGCAATTCAGCCATGGGCCTGATGGGCGGCAGCACGGCGCCGATGATGACGCCGGCGCAGGCAACCGGCGCGCAGGCCGGCGGTGTCCAGTCTGTCGGCACGCAAGCAACCCTGCCAGCGTACGCAGTCGGCAATTCGATCAATGCGCCATCGCAGAACGGCGTCGACCTGTCCAGCACGTTCCAGAGCCTGCTTGGCGGCGGAAACAGCGCGGCGCTGATGAAATCGCTTCAGGCCGGCAACGACCTGACCAGCGCGCAGTTCCAACAGAACCAATCCAGCCTGACGGACAATCTGCAGCGCAACGTGCTGCCGGGAATCCGCAGCGGCGCGCTCGGCGCCGGCCAGTACGGCGGCTCGCGCCAGGGCATTGCAGAAGGCCTCGCCCTGAGCGACTACACGAAGCAACTGACCAACGCGAACACGCAGCTGGGCCTGGCCAACAGCGCGAACACGTCCGGACAGCTGGCTGGCGCGTATGAAAGCGGCCAAAACCGCGCGCTCGCGGCGGCGCAGGGACTGAGCGCCCAGCAGTACAACGTGGCGGCGCAGAACGCGGCGACGAAGAACCAGGCCGAGTTCATGAACGTGGGGAACATGTTCGACGCCAGCAAAACGAACGCCGGCATGTCGCAGCAGAACCAGCAGTTCAACGCGAACCAGGGCCAGCAGAACAATCAGTTCAATGCCGGCCTCGGCCAGCAGACCGGCCAGTTCAACGCTGGGCTGCAGCAGCAAGGCGGCCTGGCGAACCAGCAATCGCAGCTCACGACCAACGGCCAGAACAACAGCGCGGCGGCGGCCGGCTCGGGCCTGCTGGGGGGGCTGCTGGGCCAGGCTGGCAGCGCGGTCAACGCGCAGGACAACTACGTCATCAACAAGGCGCAGGGCGTGAACTCGCTGCTGGCGCCGTACCTGGGCGTGAACGGCTCGACCAGCAGCACGCAGCCGCTGTACAACAACCAGACCGGCAATGCGCTGGGCGGCGCCATGCTGGGCGGCCAGCTTGCTGGCATGTTCGGCGGCAGCAGTTCGAGCTCGTCGGGTGGGCTCGGCGATCTGTTCGGCATTGGCACCAAAGGCGGCGGCCTGTTCGGCTCCGGCTCTTTCTTCTAAGGGATCATCATGGCAGGACTTTTCGACATGTTCAGCGGCACGCCGCAATCGCAGGGCCTGCTGGCCGCGGCGGCGCAGATTCTCCAGGCCTCGGGGCCGTCGCGCACGCCCACCAGCCTGGGGCAGATCCTGGGCAGTGGCCTGGGCGCCTACCAGCAGCAGGAACAGCAGGCGCGCCAGCTGGGCCAGCTCGAGCAGATGCGTGCGGTGCAGCTGCAGGAAGCACAGGCTGGCATGTCCGACCGCCAGCGCGCGCGCGACCAGGAGCAGCAGATCAGCGCAGCGCTGCGTGGCGCAAACGGCGACGGCGGCTTCGATGCCAATGCCGCGATCCAGGCGGTGATGCGCATCGACCCGCGCCAGGGCCTGGAGCTGCAGCGCTCGCTGACGAAGGCCGGGCCGAAGTTCGACAGCGGGATTGAGTTCGTTAACGGCCCGGACGGCAAGCCGATCGCAGTGCGCACCGCCGACGACGGCAGCGTGAAGATGCTTGACGGCCTCGCGCCGCGCGAGAAGCTGCAACTTGAGAACCTGGGCGGTCGCAGCGTCGCCGTGAACCCGTTCCAGCTGCAGGCCGGCCAGACGTTCGATCGCACCGCAACGCCAGACGCCCTGCTCTCAGCCGCCACCCAGCGGCGCGGCCAGGACATCACCATGCGCGGCCAGAACATGGTCGATGCGCGTGCCGTCGCATCGAACCCGGCGAACAAGCCACTGCCTGCCGCCGCACTCAAGATGCAGCAGTCGGAACTGGATGCCCTGTCCACCGCCAGCGGCATCGATGGTGCGCTTAAAAAAATCGAAGGTCAGATCAGCCAGAAGAAGCTGGCGTTCGGCCCTGTGTCGAACCTGGTCAACCGCGGCCTGAACTCGGCCGGCATGTCGACCGAGGGAAGCCGCAACCTGGCCAGCTTCCAGTCGACCCTGGAGAAGCTGCGCAACGACTCGCTGCGCCTTAACGCCGGAGTGCAGACTGACGGCGACGCACAGCGCGCTTGGAATGAGCTGTTCCAGAACATCAACGACACGGACTTGGTGAAACAACGCTTGGGCGAGATTCGCAACATCAACCAGCGTGGCGCACAACTGCGCAAACTAAACGTCGACGGCATCCGGGCCAATTATGGTCACGAGCCGCTGGACACGTCGAAATACGAGCAGCCGTTGCCTTCTCCATCCGACAGCAATCCGAATGCTGGCGCCGCGACCAAGTTCTCGATCACCGCCCCAGATGGAAAGACGTATAACTTCCCCGACGCGAAAGCGCTGGCCAACTTCAAACTCAGCACGGGACTTAAGTAATGCCTGACTACGAAAAAATGGCGGCACGTTTCGGCGGCTCGGCCAGCCCAACCGAGGCTGAGGACAAGTATGCTGCGGCGGCGCGCAGGTTCGGTGGGGCAACCCAAGAAGATGCGCCGAAGCAGGCCAAGCCGTTCGGCAAGGACTTGGGCGACGCGATCGCCGACGTTCCGCGCCAGTTCGGGCTGACCGCGCGCCATGCGGTCGAGGGCGTCGGCGAGGTGTTCGACACCTTCGTCGGCAACCCGCTGCGCACGCTGGCGGCGCCGGTGCTGGGTAACGCCCCGACCGCACGCACCGGTGCGGCGCTGGCGGATGCTGTCGGCCTGCCGCAGCCGCGTACGTCGACCGAGCGCATCGTTGGCGACGCCGCGCGCCTCATCGCTGGTGGTGGTGGCACGCTCGGCGCTGCATCGAAGGCGGCGCAGGGGCTGAACGGCACCACACAGGGCGTGGCGCGCCTCCTTGCGTCGAATCCGGGCCAACAGCTGGCGTCGGCAGGCGCTGCTGGCCTGGCTGGCGGCTACACGCGCGAGACTGGCGGCAACGATGGCGCGCAACTGGTGGCCTCGCTCGCTGCTGGTATCGCGGCACCGGCGGCAATGGGCGGCGCCCAGCGCGCGGCTGGCGCGATCGCTCGCCGCGCAGCACCGGCCACGCCGACTGCCGAGCAGGCGCAGCAGATCAACATCACGATCGAGAACGCGCTCAAGCCGTCCGGCATCACCCTCAACCAGTTGCCCGAGCAGGTGGCGCAGAGCATCCGCAATGACGTCGCCGCGGCGTTCCGTACCAGCGACCAGGTATCACCCGACGCGGTGCGGCGCCTGGCCGACTACCGCCTCACCGGGCTGACGCCGACCCGCGCCGGCCTGACGCTGGACCCGGCTGTGGTGACCCAGCAGAAGAACCTGTCGAAGCTGGGCGTGAACAGTCGCGACACGACGGCGCAGTTCCTGGCGCAGACCGAGAACCGCAACAACCGCGCGCTGACGACCGGCTTGAACAACCTGGGCGCCGGCGCCGCCGACGATGCATACAGCGGCGCCGAGCGTGTGATTGGCGCACTGGTCGGCCGTGATGCGCGTGCGCAGCAGATCATCGGCGGTCTGTACGACAAGGCGCGTGACAGCGGGGGGCGCAGCGCAGCGCTGGACCCGAGCGCCTTCACCCAGCGCGCGGGCAACCTGCTGAACGAGGCCAACGTCGAATCCTTCCTGCCGGCCGACATCCGGAATAAGCTGAACGGCTTCGCCGCCGGTGAAATCCCGCTGACGGTCGAGATCGCCGAGCAGTTCAAAACCAGCATTGGCCGGCTGCAGCGCAGCACCGCGGACGGCAATGCCCGGTACGCGCTGGGCGCCGTGCGCCAGGCCCTGGACGATACTCCCCTGCTCAACCAGCCAACGCCGGCGGCGCAGTTTGGCGGCAACCAGATGACGGTACCGGGCGGCCTGGTCGCCGGTGGCGGCGCGCCAGCGCAGAACCTGGGCCAAGAAGCGATCGACGCGTTCAACAAGGCTCGTCGGTTCAACCGTGCGTACATGCAGATCGTGGAGCGCACGCCAGCGCTGCAGGCCGTGCGCGACGGCGTCGAACCCGACCAGTTCGTGCAGCAGTTCATTGTCGGCAATGGCAGCAAGGCCAGCGTGATGGGCGTAGCGCAGCTGAAGAACTCGATCAAGGCCAGCCCGGACGCGATGAACTCGGTGCGCGAACAGATCACCGGCTTCCTCAAGCAGCGCGCGCTCAACGGCGCCGACGACGAGGTCGGCCGCTTCAGCCAAGCTGGGTACAACAAGGCGCTCGAGCAGATCGGCGAGCGCAAGCTTCGCCTGTTCTTCAAGCCCGAGGAAATCAACCAGATGAAGGCGCTTGGTCGCGTGGCCAGCTACGAGCAGTTCCAGCCTGCCGGCAGTGCGGTGAACAATTCGAACACGGCTGGCGCGCTGGGCGGCATCGCTGAGCGCTTCCTCAGCCAGTCGGTGCTGTCGAAAATCCCGTTCGGCCAGGCCGCGATCGGGGAGCCGCTGCAGAACATCCAGGTCGGGTTCCAGTCCGGCCGCGCGCTGGACGTTCCGCGCACGCTCGCCGGGCCGCGCGTCCGGCAGCCAGTCGGCCAGCGCGGGCTGTTGCTGTCGCCAGCGGCGTTCATGGACTTGGAGACGGAGGAAGAACGGCAGCGCCGGCTACTTGCGCCGTGACGACCACCATGCGTTGAAGATGAAAGCGAGCATCGCGCCCAGTTGGATCGGATCGTAGTGCATTCGCCACCCCTTGTAGTTTCCACAATTATAGGCCACCAACGCGGTGGCCTTTTTCATTTCCGAAAGGTTTCCATGGAAACCACCAACACCGAGCGCGCCAATGCCATTCAGCTGGCCGCCATGAGCGTGGAAGTCGCTTACCTCAAGGTCGCAGTGTCGGACCTCCGCACGACCAACGCCGAGCTCGACCGCAAGCTCGACCAGGTGCTGGCCCAGCTCGCGGAAGCGCGCGGCGGCTGGCGCACGCTGATGCTGATCGGCGGCGCCGCCGGCACGATCGGCAGCTGCGTGACCTGGCTTGTCTCCCACCTGAAAGCCTGATCATGAACCGCGAAAAACTCGCCAAGCAGCTGACGATCGACGAGGGTCGGCGCGCGCTGATCTACCTCGACTCGGTCGGCAAGTGGACCGGCGGCGTCGGCCGCAACCTGGTCGACCGCCCGTTTTCGGACGACGAGATCGACCTGATGCTGAAGAACGACATCGCGATCGTCGAGAAGGAACTCGACAAGCGCCTGCCATGGTGGCGCGAGATGTCGCCGGCGCGCCAGAACGCGCTGGCCAACATGTGCTTCAACCTCGGCATCAATCGCCTGCTCGGCTTCGTCCAAGCGCTCACGCACATGCGCGCTGGCCAATTCGATGCGGCCGCGCGCGAAATGCTCGATTCCAGGTGGGCGAAGCAGGTCGGCGCGCGCGCCACTCGCCTGGCAATCCTCATGCGCACCGGGGAATTCCAATGAAGGCCCGGTTCATGTCGATGCTCAACGACAAGCGCACGCGCGCCGGCAGCGCTGACCGGACGCTGGTCGAACCGCTGGTCTACTACTCGGCGCTGCTCGAGCTGCTGGTGACGGTGCCGGCCGGCTTCGTGACCGACTACGCCAGCGTGCCGCGCGCGCCGCTCACGTACTGGCTGTTCGGTGGCGTCGGCGACGAGGCGGCGGTGGTGCACGACTTTCTGTACAGCACCGGCGTCGTGCCGCGCCAGGTGGCCGACGAGGTCTACGGCGAAGCGCTGGAGGCGTGCGGCGTCGCGGCCTGGCGGCGAGTTCCCATGGTCGCAGCCGTGCGCGTGTTCGGCGCCAGTCGCTACCTGCAGGTGCGGTGATGGAATTCCACGTCCTCACGCCGATGGGTCTGGGCGCCGAACTGATCATGCGGGTAGTTGATGGTCAGGTCGAGATCGTTCCGCCGGCGCCACCGCCCGCCGCCGCGCCGGCTCCAGCAACACCCGGCCGATAAGGGCCAAGCCAGCGCCGCGCTGCTTCAGGTATGCAGCCGCAGCGCGCACGCCGCATTTGGGCAGCATCGCCAGCGCCTGGTCGACGTCGGTGGCGCGCGCAGTGTTTGGGCGATCTGTCATGCTGAAAGAATATCGGGCCGCTGCTACGGCCTGGTGAGGTCGCTCAAGTACGGCTTGAGTTTTACTGAAATACAGCTGTAAGTGTTTGTTTTATATAGTCACGTACAGTTGTTTGTAGTGGCCATGAATCGACACAAGAAAGTGACTCAACCATATGATTTCATAGGGAAAAGAGCGATATTGCAATCTGTAACAGGGTGTAATTCCTGACCACGCTTTGCAGGAAATTCGTATGATGGCTAAATCAGGAGGACCGCCATGAAGAAATTAGCCATCACCGTTATCTCGCTGGGCGCGCTTGCCGGACTCACCGGTTGCGCCGCTCCCGGCCCGAGTTATGTCAATACAGCCTACGGCCAGCCGGCCGATCCGAGCCAGTGGCGCGTTGTGTCGGTCACGCCGGTGCCGATGG